ATCCTCCATACCGCTAGAAAGCTCTAAAGAAGTTACGTAAGCAGAAGCTGACCAGTAATGATCTCCGCTTACCTCGGTAGAAAATTTAACTGTAAGCTGTGAGCGTCCGCTCCAAGCTGTCATAAGATCATCTACGCCGTAAGCCGCATCTTCAGCGTAAAGTGCAGATACTGAGATAGTACCCGACTTAGTAGCCTCTAATAAATCGCGAGTAGCGCTAGAGTCTTTAGTTGTTGCGTCTCTCGTGTCCATAGAGAGAGAAATAGAGCCCTCGGTAGCGTGAGCTATTAGAGTGCTTCCTACGTATACCCCTAAGAGGGTTCCGTTCATAATTCCGGTAGTTGCCATTTTTAATCTAGATTATTTATTTGTTCTTCAATTATTACGGGAGCCTCGGCCCCAAATTCTACAGCCTTACCAGCTTCTATAAGCTCTAGGCCGTATTCGTTTACTACTCCAAAGTTAGTACCTTTCTTTAGCTTCTTGCCACTTGGAAGGGTTACGTTTTTCGTTAGTGTTATTTTCATCGCTTAACTCTTATTATATACTCTGCACTCGTTAAGTAGGTCTCCGTTCCTGGGTCGTTATTTACGTCTAAGTCTATAAACTGTATAGAGTCAATAACTACACCTGCTACGGTTCCGCTGTAACGATCTAGAGCGGTTCGTATTTTTTCGGTTAAATCGCTAGCCTCTGCGTAAGCTTCGCTAGCTACTATAATATCGTAGCGTACCTCGTCTAAAGTACTTACCCCGCTCTTCGTGTCGCTAGGGTCTACGTTTTGTAATACATATACAACAAAAGGAAAGGCGGCCTCTTGGGCTGCTATCTGCGGGTAAACGCGAGTACCTACGATAGCGTTTACGTCGCTGTCGCTGGTTAGGATTGAGTAAATAGCTTTTCCTTCGTTCATTATCTGCTGAGCTCGTATAAGCTCTTGTTTATAATGTTTTGTACTTCTTTATATAAAAGCTGCTGCGTTACCGCTTTCGCTTTTTGGTGTCCTTTTAGCGCGTAGTCCACGTTACGCGTATCTTTTATAGGTGCCTTAGCACGTCCTCTTTTTAGTCCGTAGTTTACTATAGCTGCGTAATACCCGTCGAAGGTCTTACCTGCTTTACTTCCAAAGCGCGCACCTACGTAACCTACGAGCGCTCCCTTCATTCTTGAAGGTACAAAACCTATAGACCTGCGAAGGTTACCCGGTTTATAGTTTACTTCTTTTACTTTCTTCTTTGTTGTTATTTGGCCAGTATCGTTATAACCCTTACGCACCTTTTTACCTTCGTCGTTTCGGTTACTATCCTTAATACTAGCCTTAACACTTTTTACTAAAGGCCTAGCAGCTCTTTTTATACCCGCCTTAAACTGTCTAGCTTTCTTACGGTCTATCTCTTTAAGCTTCTCTAGTTTCTTTAGCGCTTTCTCTAGGCCGTCTACTTCAAAGTAAATACCCTCTTTACCAGCGTTTAAAAAACCTCCGCTTTTAGTACCCGTTACTGCCATTAGTCCCTTAGTACAGTATCTATAATAAGGTAGCGCTCTCTACCCTCTAAGCTTACGCCTTCAATTTCGTAAGTCTTACCGCCCCAACTTATCTTTACTGTGGCGTCTACGTCGCTGCGGTAGCGTACCGTAAAGCGTACCTTATTTAAGCTTGTTAGCTTCTCGGTATCTTCCCCCTCTTTAGGTGTTCCCTTGTACTCGACCTTGGCCCATACCTGCGCTAAGGTGCTGTACGTTCGTACGGCCTGGCCGAAGCCGTCCGTACTTACGCTAGCACTTTGTAAAGTAATCCTTCTATCTAGTTGGCCTGGATCAATCAAAGCGGAAGACTCTATAAGGGTTTAGTAAATATTCGGAAGCTGTAGGTAGGCGGTGTACGCTGTCTACTCTCTTCTCGTACATTTCGCCAATCATTAAAAGCATAGCCATTTTTATGTTAGCCGGTACGTCCGAGGCTTGAGTATAACCACAAGTATAACGAACTATAACAGCGTTTACCGTGTCCTTAGTACCGTACCAGCCGTACTCCGGGAAGATGCGGCTAGGCTCACTTACTAAGTCCGTACGGTAGTCGCTAGCGTTTACGGTAATTTCGTCGCCGTTGCCGTCGATGTATTTAACGCTCGCTAAGCTTTGTACTGGCCCTCTGCTTAAATAAATTATATTACGATCTCCGCGGAAAGGATCTACGCCCGTTTTATACACGGGGAAAAAATCGTAGAACTCCTCTATAACGGTAGTTAAAAGAAACCTTCCTAAGTAACTCTCGGCCATTTGTGTAGCCGCGTCAATAAGAACCCCTAGCAGGGTGTCCTCTGCGTCGCTATCTACGCGCAAATAATCCTTAACCTCTTGTACGGTTAAAGCTTTTAAAGTTGCTGGGGTAATTATCGTGTAGCTCATTACTTAGCTCTAGTATTTCTTTTAGTGCTTTTCTTACTTACTGCTCTTTCGGCTTTTACTGCCGGCTTCTCCTCTACTACTTCGCAGAAGCCCGCGTTTAAAAACTCAGCAGCAGCCGCAGAGGGCAGCTCTACTACTTGCCCGGAGGTGTAGTAGAAGTCTGCCCCTGCTATAGCTTGGTTAAATATAACCTTCATTAGCTGCTTAAGCTTACGCTTGTACTAAGTGCTTAATAGCTGAACCTTGCAATACGTTACCGTCTACACGGCGGTAGGCGATGTAGCCCGTTGACAATGCATCAGCGAAACGCTCAGAAAGTCTTAGTAACTGTACGCCGCCAGCTTCGTGAACGTAGTACTGCTTAAGATCTCCAAAGATAATAGACTTGTTACCAGTAGCGATACCTGCCATATCTTCGTTAATGTATACCGGCTTACCGAAAAGCATATCCGGCTCTCCTACGGTCATTCCCGGCACATAGGCGGGAAAATCGTTTGAGCTCCCGAAACCTAGGACTCTAATAGCTTTGGCGGTTGCAGAATTCATCATCCACGCAGCGCCAGGAGCGTTACGGTAAGAAGCATCTACTTGATAAAATAAAGACATTACCTCGTTAATTGTTACCGCTGTAGCTGAGGCTGCCGTAACACCTAAAGTAGATCCAGTTACAATACCCTGCGGCTTGCTAGAAGCGTCTCCAGTAGTTAGGTGCGCGTTAATACCACGCTTCAAACGGTTAGCTAATTGGCCACCTACGAAGCTACCCAAATCGAAAGCGTTATCGCTGATTAACTGGTTAGATACTTTTACAATTTTAGAAGAGTAAGTAAACGGCTCGAACTTAACATTAGTAAAGGTCATATCGCTTACAGTCTCTGCCGTACCTTCTCCTAAGATAGCAGCTACTACCGCTGTGTCGTCGTTAGCTGGTAGGTTGAAGTGCTGACCGTTAGCCGTGCGGATAACTGTAGCTACTTGCTCGATGTCCGACTTGAATAACTCGGTAGCTGAAACGAAGTCGCTCCAGTTTTCCGGTACCAAGAAACCACCTAAACCGTCGTTAGTAGTTACCTGCGTATCAGTACCGCGTAGCTCTGCAAGTGCGCGAGCTTCAGCAGCGTTAATACCGTTCATACCCTTACGTAAGTAAGCGTTAAACGCGTCGCGAGCTTCTACTTTAGCAGCAGGTGCGTTATCGCGTACCTCTTCAGCTTTAGCAGCCATTTCTTTCTTCAATTCTTCCGCACGCTCGATACGAGCAGCAGCAGAGCGGAGCTCGTCTACTTCGTTAGAGATTGCGTCGAATTTTTCGTTTTCCTCGTTTGAAAGGTTACGGCCTTCTGCTTTTGCAGCCGCTACCATTCCCTGCATTTGCTCTACTAGAGCGCCGCGCTTTTCGCGCATTTGTTTAGCATTCATCTTTAGCTAGTTTAATTAAAGCGTTGTGTAAATTAAAATTTAATTCCTCGGTAGGTGTCTCTCTTGCTTCCTCCGCTTCGCCTTCGCCCTTGGGCTCGGCGCTGCGTAGTCCGCTAGAGGCTGACGCATACGCCGGGTAAACTACCGGGCTTACGTCAAATAGAGAGCCTACCCTCTCTATATATCTTACGTGCTGGCCTTCTTCCATTCGCCAGCTGTCCTTTTCTACTGTAAAGCCAAAGCTCGATTGGCTTAAGTCGCCACGTCTAAAGAGCTCTAGCATATCGTTTCCGTAGCTTGTGTTAGGCATCTCAAAGCGGTAATAAAGGCCTTTATCGTCCTCTTTAAGCTCTAGGGTTCCCGAAGTAGTACGCGCTAGTAAGTAGTTGCTATCGTGGTTATATAACGCTCTTACGTCGTTATCTAGCACGTTACTAAAAGCTCCCGGTAATATGATCTCACGAAAGCCGCCTAAGTCCTCGCTCATTGAATTAAAGACGCTAGCGTAACCTTCTACCGTGCGGCCTTCTACAGCTGCTTTAAGCTCGCCGTCGTAAGCTCTCTGCTCTACTACTTCGTTAAGACTGCGTACCTCTGCACCGTCTACCTTAGTTAAGGTGCTGAATAGGTGCGCTACTCTTAAAGGCGGCTTACGCTCTACAAAAGCGCTCTCTTCGCTATCGTATTCGTAAATAGAAATAAGCGCCGCTGGATCTTCGGCCGTGCCGTTTACCTTAAAGCCGCTATCGCTTTCTATTTGCCCGTTAGTCTCTATTTCTCTTACTACGCCTTGGCTTCTACCGCCGGAGCTGTTCCAGCTTACGAAGTCGCCTACTTTAAGCTCGCCCGCTTCCGCGCGCTCGTCTTCTTTGTAGCTTGCAGCTTCCATAGGTTCACCTTTGCCGAAAGTTATTACTATCTCGGTCTCGGTTTCTTCTATGTTTTTTATATGTCTCTTTAGCTCTTTCTCTTCCATTTCTTCGTAGGTCTTTTTAGCCCAGGTAAGCATTTCATCACCGCCCCAAGCTGCGTACATTATACTTCCGCAGATCTGCTTACCGTCCTCATCTTTAAAGCTGCCTTGGTCGTAGGTCTTAGCTCTACTTAGGAAGCTGTAAACACGCGGTAAGCGCTGCTCGGTTATAGCTTCTTTATTGGCTATAATACGGGCTGACTCCCAGCCTACCGGAGTACCGCAGTCGGTGCCTTCTTCCTCGCGGATCTTTAGCGCTCTCTTAGCGTTATCGGTTGCAGCTTGTGGGTAGTCAGTCCAGGGCATTAGTCCGCATCTACGTTAGTGTCGTCTTCGCCTGCTCTCTGCATATTAAGAGGCTGTAGGTAAATGTCCCCACCTTCTACCGGGTTAAGGTTCTCTAGGTCTCTAATATCATTAACCGACAGCCAGCCCCAGTTACGCGCCACGGCGTAAGCTTCATACCTAGCCTTTTGGTCTCCTCTCATTAGCCCCTCCATAGTGAAGTAAGCGTAAAGGTTAGGCTCGTCTTCTCTAAATAGCTTACGGTTTAGCTCTACCTCCATACGGCGAACGTAAGGCGTTATACAGTCCCTAACGAACTGTATAGCCTGCTGCTCAGTATTAGCACG